TTTGAGTTTCATCTAGACGATCTAGGAATTTACGTCCTTCGTTAATAAAGAAGTCAGCACCTGTGTCTGTATAAGTATCACTAACAAGATCAAACCTTCCAGATAATTCTCTAAACTTTGTTCGGAGTTGAAGTAAGTTCATTATTACCTCAGTTTGTTTAAATTTTAAACAATCTGTGAGACAGTTTTACCTGCCTCACAGTTGTTAGTTTATTTAGGCATCTAAGCCTACACCATTGAGAACAGCACATTTCTGAGGAAGACCAAATTCAAGACCAGACTCAGTCAGGAACTCCTCATTGATTCCGTCAACTCGACGCTGACCATAGCCTTCAGCATGGGTCTTGGAATTGCTCTCACCATAGAACGTAGTGTCGTCGATGAACTTATTGGTAAGTTCTTTCGGCTCCAAGATGATTCCCATATTCCTGGTGGTCGCGTCATAGCTGAACAATGGATGAGTTTTCATCATGATAGATCCGAACGGAGTGATCCATTCACGGATCTGCATACCGTAGACTTTCTGTGCAGGCTGAAGGGTAATCTGTCCACCAGTCATTGCAAGGGCATCTACTCCGAGAAGGAAACCAGAACCGCAGAGGCAGAGTTTTTCACCTGCACCGAAGCGGAAGATTTGTTCCAGAAGGTTCTTCAACCAGGTCTCACCACCAGCTGCCCAGGTCTGTCCAGCGTAGGTGGCGTTGAGAGTGTAGTCGTCACAGTTGGCCGCGGCATACTGTCGGATGAAGTTAATCACACCCATAGTGGTACGCTCAGGTTTGCCATTGTCTCCGATGTTCTCAGTGCGAATACCCCAGAGGTAAGCCAGTTCCATTTCCCAGGAATGCATTTCAAGGGCTTCGGACTTAGCTTTCTGATACTGCTCGTTGGTGCGAAGCTTGGTCTTGAGAGCAGTACGGGTCAATGAAAGAGGCGTCCGGAAGATCTGCGTGTAGTTGTAGACCTTCGTAGGATTAAGCGCGATAGCATCAGGCATCTCGCCACCTTCAGGGTTAATGTTACCGATGATTTTGAAGTTATCGCAGTCACTGAGATCGTGCGTAGCAGAGTTATCATCGTCTTCGAGGAGTTTCACTGCTAATGTAGTGACGAGTGTTCCTCTGGTAACTCCAGTAACTTTGCCTACCACATCTACGCGATAGTCAGAAGCATCGCGAAGGAGAATCTGATGACCTTCACGAATTCTGTTGCCGAGAGTAGTTGTGATCGCAACGTAGAGAACATCTCCTGCAACGCCACCAGAGGCATATGCAGCAGAAAGGTCAGGAAGAGTGTAAATTCCTGCTACGGCCCCAGCTACGGCCGACTGCTCCTGCGTCCACCAGTGGAACTGAGGATCGTCTACTTTCTCACTTCCAAGCATTGACAAGATTGCAGTCAAAGGTGCTTGGCCATTAGGATACAGATACAGAATCTGTTCCCTCCAATTCATAGGACGCTGGTCAGCTACCCAGTCGCCTGTACCTCTCATTCCAAGAAACATATTAATTACCTCCGTAAGGTTGAAGATTGTTTTGGATTAAAACGATCTACTGAATCGCAGCGTGATCGTAACCGTAAGTGAACTCATTAGTGATCGCTGCCAGCGGATGCCAGAAGAGACCATCACTGTACATTAAGAGCCTATCACATTTACTGTCAAGAACAATATCATCCCAGCACTCGGAATCGTCCCTGTCAGAAATAGTGATGTTGAAGGGCGCAGTGCAGGCCCTTACGAGAATTGAATAGAATCGTCCCTTTGCCTCAGCAACAGGAGGAAGGACGATAACCATGCTAGCAGTGAGTGCAGAAGGTCTCACTACATAGTCACGAGTTGACATCTCGACCGATGCTCCAGGGTCGATATACTTGTCAACTACCTCTTTATCATGCTGAGCACCTCTATCTTCCAAAGCCATTGTTATTTACCTCCTAAAGATTTGTTCATCAGTTCAATTTCAGATTGAATAGATGAAGTGTCTGGTTTGTTAGTGTTAGCCGGAGGAGAGCCTTTTTTGTTAGGGAGACGAGGTGCAGGAGGAGTAGGAGCTACTTTTTTATGTAACTCAAGACGTTTCCTAGCCTCATCGCCGACTTCGTTGAGTAACTCTCCATACTTTTTGTCAGGGTTCTTGGCCGCTACTTCTTCAAACACAGCAGCTACTACTTTCTTGAAAGGTGCTAAGTCCTTGTTGTTAGCGTAGAACTCATCACTGGTTTTTTGAAGCTCTGTCATTATATTGATATTGTTCTTCACAATGTCAGGTATTGACAAGAGTACCTTTTCGCTTGTGAGTTTTCTAGAGTCAGTTACTCCTTTTGAGTAGACTGAGTTTAGAAGTTTGTTGAGTGCGTCCTTGTCACGCATGATGTCTTCGGGATCGAGATCACCAATGAAGTCTGTAGGTTCGAAAGTGAGAGGTTCTTCAGGTGGAGGTTCAGGTTTAGGAGTAGGTGCAGGAGTTTCTTTTTCCTCAAGCTTACGACGGAGTTCTTCAATAATCTTGTCCTTTTCATCTGGTTCAGGTTCAGGTGAAGGTTCTGGTTCCGGTTCTGGTTCCGGAGCAGGATTAGGTTCAGGAGTAGGTTCCGGCTCTGGATTAGGCTCAGGTTCCGGTTCTGGCTCCTTAACTATCCCACTTAAAGCATCTATCATGCTGCCTAGTTCTTCTTTAATCTCGTCTCCCATTGTCTTAGTACCTCCTTTGAAATTGTTTGTTTAAAAATTAAACGATCTATTTGACCGCTAAAGTCCTGTACAGTTCCTTCCAGTAACCGTAAGTAGTTCCACCATCTCCTCCGATGTTGACTACGGCTAAAATGTCATTGATCTGGGCAGCGAAAGAGGAGAGTGCAGGCAGATGGTTGAGATAGAAATTACCACCGCTTGCAGCACCATCTACAATACTTATATTATTGTCTTGGAAGATAAATACCTTTACCTGTCCTTCTGTCCCGCCAAGGATTTTTGAGATATTAACAGCAGCTGCAGCGTCGACTACTATCGTTTCATAGCCGAAGGAGCCTACTTCTGAGCCTACTGTTAATGTTGTAGTTCCAGCAGGAATGGTAAGATTCGTTGACCCTACATTCCCTGACGATGAGACAGCATTTATAGCTACACGATCTTCCCTGATGTATTCAGGAAGTTCACTTACCATTACCTGATCAGTCGGTTTGCTTGTGTCCAGCATCTTCTTTTACCTCCAAGATTGATATGAATACGTCAGGGATAGATAACATATATTCTACTGCCTTAAGTCGTCCGTTAAGATCTCCCATGTGAAGGAGGACTGAGGCTGTAGATGGATTGTTTTCTGCAGCATCGTCTACTATCGACTTCATCTCGAGTTCGAATCCCTGTTTCCAGGACTCGAGTTCAGCTATGATGTCAGCCCAGAGGATTGATTCTTTAAAATCAATTACTTGTTCGCGAGAGGTTCTTAGTTCGACTTTTTCCATTGTTAAGCTCCTGTTGGTACCAAGTTACCACGTTGTACTTGATCCATTACTTGCTGGTCAGGCATTACTTGTCCTTGAACACGATTGAGATTACGTCGGAAGTCCTCGACGTTTTTAGCTCCTAGTTGCTGGGCTATGTATATGAAGATGCGAGAGATATCAAACTGTTGCATTAGTTCAGGATTGGTACCTATTACCTTAAACATCTCTATCCAGGCTGAGGAGAAGTTACCACCAGGGATAGAACCATCCCTTACGATTAAGTCATAGTTGACCACAAGATCTTGTGGGTTTACTCTGACATTTGTTTTACCTCCGAACAATGCAGCTAGTTGATCTGGATAGTTGCCTACGATTTTTACATAAGTTTCCTGTGACATATACTGTTGTGTATGAACAGCGAACATTGTTCCTATGTCTTGCATAGCTTGGATTCCAATTATCATTGCAAGGCGTTGTAAGCGACTGACAGCAGATCCGCGGGTTCCTTGGAACTCTGCACTCGTTAATCGTTCAGGTCCACCTTGCCGGAGAGATCCTTGCATAGATTGGTCAGCGCCTGAGATGCGATCCATCCACTGAGTAATGTAGGCAGAGTCAGCTATGTTCGCACGAGTGATGTCGTTGACCTGGAGTTGTTGTACTACTTTATCCACTCCACGTCCCCAGGCAGGACGACGTAAGCGGATGAGTTTTCCAGGTTTGGGATCTTTGAGATCCTCTATGTTGACCAAGTAAGGATCAACAATAAGCATGTCGTTTATAGCTTTGCGGACATTAGCTACATGACTATTGAAGAGGAAGTCTAACGTATGCTGTAGACCATACAACACTTCCATGCGTCCAATAGGTGTGATAGAATAGCCATCAAACTCAGGACTGGCCACTGACATAGGATACATCCCATGATTATGTTCAGCTTGTTCACAGCAGATAATCACATCATCTGCGGCCAGTTCAAAGTACCATTTCTCTGGATATTCACTAGGTCCGAGTTTCCAGTCTTTTGGAATTAGATTAATGTACATCTTAATAGTATCAACAGGGGAGGTTACATTAGCTGTATCACGCGCAAGTTGAGCACTTCCTCCATGACGAGTTTGACGATCACTTTGGTCGAGCGCAAAGGTTGACTTTTTATTCTTTTTCGACTTAAGATATTTAACATTGAAGTAACTAGACCCAGGCTGAGATTCTTCACTTAGTAGATTCATATAGTTATCACGATCTACCCAGCCGATAAATTCACCTTTTTGAATATCTGAACTACTTACAGATGGATCAGGAAGCCACATGTAAGGGTCGATGTTCGATAGTGCATTGCCTTCGAATAATAGTGACTGAACCATAGTTACTTGATCCGTCTGTTCTTCACCTAGATCTGATAATGTAATGATAGAGGATTTAACAGGTTTTTTACCATACCTTTTTCTCCACTCAGGAATGGTTATACCTACACCGTAACCTAAGCTGTCGCGTAACATAGTATGGATATTCAAAGGTACTTTATTCTTAATACAGTGAAGTTTAATCACCAACTCCATTAACATCGCACCTCTAGTATCGTCATCTTCTACCCCTACATATTGGAACATAGGGTCCTGGAAAAAGGCCATTGAGAGGTAAGTTAACAATGCCTCGAGCATGGAATAGGAGTAAGGAAATACTATCGACACAGGCTTGGAATCGTCTTTGTTTTTGATGTCTTCTTCCTTATCCTTTAAAGGCATATAAGTGGTTAAGGTCTTATCTATCTCACGCCAAGAATCAAATCTTTTCTGAATCTCATTCCTAGCCTTTCTAGCTCTTTGCCAGATCTTGGTACGAAGACTTTTATGAAGATCACTGCCAGGTCGGAGATCTAGACCGTTAGGATAATTATAGTTATAATTCTCCTTCGTATAGATATCTTCCTTCCAAGTACTCGGTTCACCTGTGATTATGTAAGGCATAGTTTACTCCTAGTCTGTAGTAGTCCAAGTTCCTGTAGCTGATATTATCTTCCACTGTGTTGCAGTGACCAGTTGAAGTTTGATAGATACCATTGTTGTATCTGAACTGTATATAGTATCACCTGCACCTGAATCTTCTATCGTATCAGAATCTGCAGCGTCAATCGTAATAGTCCCTGTTCCAGTTTTTATAAATTCAATAGTTGCCCCTACATCACCTGCGGCTACGGAAGGTAAGTTGTAAGTAGGACTAGCTGATGCATCAGAGTAGATATGAGTCTTACCAAAGTCAGCACTGGTTAATGCTGGAGCTGCACCAGAAGTAGTTTCGACTACAGCTGTAATGAAGTAACCACTAACTTCAACTCCTGCAGGGTTTATATTATTACCTGATACAACCTCAGCTATTGATTTAGGCAGCCATTTAGATGAAGGATCATCCCATCGCATTAGGTCGTTGTTGGATAGACCTGCAAGATTTACATCTGAGTGATCGGAAGTGGATGAGATTGCATGAGAACGAGCATGAGAAGATCCTACTGCACCAGCTACTGTAGCATGAGAGAGACCGCCATCTTTTAATAATTTTCCAGTGACACCATTAAACTCAGCAATATTAGAATCCGTTGCACCTGCAGGGCCAAAGACATCACCTACTGATGTACCAACATCTGCAAGACGTAGTACATCATTAGCGGCTACTGGAGGAGCAGTGCATTCTATAGGGTCTTCTACTGATATAGACTTATCATAGTCTCCATCATCGTATTGAGAGACATTATCCATACCACCTATTCTGATCTGTCTTAGTGCCATATAGTTACCAATAAATCGTTTAATTATTAAACGATCTTAAAGTCCAAGTAGTTTAGTATCAACAACCTTTGCCAACGTATCGAGTTTGTCAGACATATTGTCTAGTTTTTCTAAAATAAGTGCTTGACAAGCACTTCTCATTTGATCACAGAGAGGTTTTTGCACTTTATGATTAGATCCGATAACAGTGCCTGCTATACCAGAAACAAGGGCTATTATTATTCCAACTAAGATTTCGGTAGTCATATCGCTCTCCATTCTTCTATAGGATGATCATAAGTTAATTCTTTATACTCAGCCTCTAGATCATTGATGTCTTCTTTTGGTGAAAAGTAACGTTCTCCGAGTTCAAGCATCTCGATGATGTAAGCTTCAGCATCCATAAGGTCCCAGAGTTTAGAGCGAGGGAACATGAGGAGCTGCTGTTCAAGTTTTTTGATACCTACACAGGAAGCATTGTGGTAGATATAGCCTCCTCTATAGTATGGCACTAGTTCCTTTACGCGCAGTTCCTTCTTCATCCCACCACGAGTTTTTAACCATATCAGTTCGAAGAAAGAACCTCTACGAAACATCTCGTTTTTTATAGGCTGTTTAATAAACTCGTTAAGTGAAGTTTCTTCAACACCTATTACTTTTGCCCCTAGCATCTGTGCCATACCG